TTCATATACACTACATCTTCTGCTGCTAATAACGGAGTTCTAACTTCTCTAATCTTATCTTTGAATATAACTTTAGATGCAGTTAGATCTTCTGTTATTGTTTTACCAGATAATGACCACGCATTTCTAAAATGTCTGTCTGATGGCACTGTTGCATCTGATGCTGCAATAGTATTTCCATCTTTATCTACTATATTTGTTGTTGCCATTTAAGCCACCTTTTCTTTCTGTATGGTTAGTTCTTCGTTAATCTTCCAAGCATTTCGCCATACTCTAGTGCTAGGAAGCTGTTGTTTAGTACAAATAACCATTCTAGGTTTATTTGCTTTGTCGTAATCTTTCCACACATGTTGTGGTAAGTCCTTCATAATTAAATATTCTATAGCTCGTTCTTCTGTCATTGCCTCAATAGGCTTTGTGTTGTGAAGCAAATACCCTCTTGTATGCTTTACAAAGTCAGGTTTATCTTCATCCTTCTTTAACTCCCAGTATGCCTCAACTGGAGGTAGAATACCACCCTGCAATGCACAAGCCATCCAATTAGGATCTGGGTGCGTTACTTTTGCAGGTTCATCTGGTGTCTCTGGGTCTTCCCATACTACACAATATTCTGTTCTGTAAGGCTCTAGCTTTTCTTTTGCCCAACACAATCTATCCCAAAGATGTGTGCCTTGAAATTCTGGTGTTTCTATTGTCATGCTAGGTCTCCTATTGCACTAGATACAGAAAACGCTTCATCTCTCCTAGAGCCATTTTCAAAAGTAGAACGGATATAAGTTGTGCTTGTTACTCCATTTTGATTCTCAGTTTGACTAAAATTATTCGTGGCAGTGTCCTCTGCTGTATGAGCATGTAAAACAATATACTCTGTACCACTCATACCAGCAGTAATTGTTGGTGTAAATTTTCCTGTCTCATTATCTGTAACACTTGTTGTGTTTAAACTACTTCTTATAGCAGGTGTATCTTGATTAAAATGTAACCATTGTTTAGGTACACCACTTAAAATATAATCTGTATCCACAGACTTAGCTGTTCCACTTATCTGTCCACTTGTTGATAATGTATCAAATGCTATTGTTCCGTTTGCCATTATGCTAAGTCTCCTGCTACATGACAAAACGTAGAATCACTATCAACATAACTCTGTGATGCACCACCATAAGAGTTATTAGTAGATGTTATTCGATATGTAGATGTTGTGGATTCATTTTGTCTACAACCTATAATATAATCAACATCTCTACCACCTTGTGTGGTGACAGAAAAATTAGCGTTACCCATATTAGTTGCATAATTTACATATACTTTGCCTGTCTCTTGATCTGTAAAACTAGAAGTATTAAAAGAATCTCTAGCGGCAGGCGTGTTTCTTTGGTCAAAGTTTACCCAGTTTTTTAATAATCCTTGTTGAATACTTGTCTGATTGCTACCCTCACCTCTAATAGTCATAGAGTTTGCACTTGCACTAACTACAGGTGTTGAGCCAATGGTTATGGTTGTTGCAGTGGACTTGCCTGTGATTGTGTCTAATACTACTGTACTCATGCTAGGTCTCCGTGTACTACAAGTCCATTACTAGTAAAATCATATATAGTTTGAGTACTTCCACCCACATAAACAGACATAACAGCAAATAAAGCTGTTGTTTGTTGTTCTCTCATTAAAACAGATGCGTATGCCGTTCCTGAAGAAGCAATGGGATTTACACTTCCACTTGCGTAATTAGCATTTGACATACTATTAGTATAATTAAGGCTTTGTCTACCAGTTGCAGTATCGGTTATGCTTGAAAAATTAAAACTGTCATTAAAAGCAGGAGTTCCACTCATATTATTATTTGACCAAGCCTTTGCTATTCCTTGCACAATACTAGTGGTAACTGCTCCCCCATCTGATGTAGCTACTGCGTTAGTACCAACTGTATGAACACCTGTTACTGCAAGAGTTCCATTAACTGTTGAGTTAGCACCGCTTAATGTTATAGCAGTAGAACTGCCGCTAGTGCCTTGTATTTTATCAACCTTTATTTCACTCACGATACCACCAACCTTCCACCACTATTGACAGTCAAAGTAACGCCACTATCGACTGTAAATGTTCCAGTAACTTGTGCATTTTCTGTGGCAAGTATTGTTGTATTAGCAGTTAAGTTTTGTGCATTAGTTCTAAACAAACCACCTGCTTTAAAATTACCTTTGTTCTCTGCGGCTGGTGTAACTGTGCCAGTTTGTGGTGCTAAATAGTTTACAAAGATATTGCCAGTTCCAGAACTAGGTGCCGCTGAAAATGTTAATGTTGTGCCGTCTGGAATAGTATAGGCAGCGGTATCTTGTACAACACCATCTACAGAAACCAAAACATCTTGTACTGAACTAACAGTAGTCGTTAATGTAAATGTGGTATCCGATCCATCGCCATTGAATCTTTGTACGGCAGTTGTAGACTCAAAAGTTGTAACTGGTGATTTACCAACAAAAGGCATTAGGTTATCTCCATATAAGATAAGGCAACATCTGTAGCACCCGTTGCAGTTACCGATATGCTATCTGTTGCTTCTAAGACAACTTTGTTACCCGCTAAAAGCTCTAATGATGATCCTGCTGGAATGGGTGCATTTGTAATAAGTTCTACTGGTTGATTTACCTCATCATTAGCATTTGTCCTATTACCAGTATCAGATGTTAATGTAACAGTTGCAGTAACTTGACTTGTTGTTGTATTTCCTAATATTAAACCTAGTATTATCGTTGTTGTGCTAGTAGCCACTGTGTAAATTACATCTGCACTCGTTACTCCTGCTTTGCTTGATAATTTAAATGTATTTGCCATGTTATTATCCTAACGCTATTGCTAATGCTGTTGCCTCGTTTGCTGCATCTGTAGCACTTGTTGCACCTATATCACTTAATACTTCACTAGCACTTCTGCCTTCTATGGTTGTGCCGTCTACTTTTAGAAAATCATTGTCTGCTACACCAGATCCAAACTGTGCTACGTTTGTGTTTGATATACCAACAGCAAGTGTTGCCGATGTTCCCAAACCTATATCTGATCTAACCTCTGAGGCACTTCTACTTTCTAAACCATTTGCAGTAAATCTTGCAAACTCATCATCTGCAACACTGGCACTATCTATTTTAACTGCATTTGTATTTGATATGCCAAAGGTCAATGATGCTTGACCACCTATGTCAGATAAAACCTCACTTGCAGATCTGCCCTCTACTGCTGTTCCAGCAATTCTTAAGAAGTCATCATCTGCAACACCAGATGTAAATGTAGCTACATTACCACTAGATATACCAGCACTAGGAACGTCAGACGTTAGAGCTACAGTTCCAGCAGATGCAGGCAATGTTACAGTTACATCAGCCGTGGAAGCGGGACCTATTAAAGTAACTTTATTTGTACCATTATCGCTATCTTCAAAAAACTCTGCAAAACCTGCACTTGTTGCACCATTTTTTAACTGCACACCTGCATTTACAACTGGTGTTGTAATGGTGGGAGTAGTTAATGTTTTATTTGTTAAAGTTTGTGTAGTATCTACAGCAACTAAATCTTGTGTACCACTATCTCCACTATCAGGAAGTCTTAATGTATTTGCGGCAGCAGCAGAGTGTGGTTGAGCCGTTAATGTTTGTGCATGAGCATTACTAACTTCACAATAAAATTTAATTTGTGATGCTGACCCACTATTAGATCTAAGATCAATTAAGCCACCTTCTACTGTAAGATCATCACCTACAGATAAATCTGCACCTAATGTAGCGTTACCACTGGCATCTAAAAACACTGACTTAGATGCTGGTATCGTACAAAAGATAGTCTTTGTACCTGCACTAAAGTTTACTGCACTATCACTATTAGAACTGCTTATAACTGTTGTTCTTGTTATAGTTGTAGAGTCACTATTTAATGTACCTAGACCAACCTCAAACTCTGCTGATCCACCTAGAGTTACTGCGTAATATGTTGTGTTAGAATTACCAACGCCAGTACCAAAAGTTTCAAAACCAGTGACCGCACCACCTAAAGTTAAGGCTCCAGTGCCTGTTGTAGTCGTTGTTTCTTTTACTCTGTCGTTTAGTACAAGTGCCATTACTTCAACTCTATTGTTAAGTTACCTGCATTAATTCTAAATATATCACCACTAGCTATTGTCTTACTTGCATCTAACGCACCTACAAACAGTATATTACCACTACTAGATGCGTCTGCTATTATAACATGTGTGATTGTATTATTTGTACCACCAGACGCTGGAAACTCAATATTCGCCGCATTAATTGCAGTTTGTGTGTCTGTTGAGTCTGCACCTATTGTAGTCCAGTTTGCTGCTGTAACTTGTTGTCTTGCATAGTTTGTAAATGTTGCTTCTGTAACTGATCCAGTTTCTGCCGCACTTACTGCCGTTGCAAGTCCTACATAAATGCTATCACCCGGGGATGAAAAGCTAAGAGAATTATTCTTAAACAAGAAGTGTAATATTCTTCTTTCAAGATAATTGGTTGCCGCATTTGCTGTTGCCATTTTTTACTCCTATGTTCTCGGTCTTGATGGTAGACCAACTCTGTATCCGTCTGTGTTTTCTCTTGCTTCTCCTAGATCTTTCAATCTTTCCATATATTGTAGGTATAAATTATTATAACCTTGTATTACATCTTGCTCACCCTTCATAAAGCTATAAGCCTCTACAAGAGAACCATATAATAAAGCAAAGGGAGCGTTTGTACTAATCCAAGTTGTACCACTGTCGGCGCCGGCGGTCAAACTGGTTGGCCTATAGTAGTAATGTAGCTCAAGCGTATAATTACTGTTAGGCGTCGGAGCTACCATAAAATTATCAGTATCAAACCTAGCATAGTATTTAGGTAAGCCCGTGGTCGATGCGGCCGGTGTATATTCCCGTAAATAGTTTACATCCTTTTGCAGCAGAAAACTTTCAGAGCCGGATGTTGTAATTTGCAATGAAAAGGATGCTAGATAATCAGTAGGCACCGTCAAAAAAGCATCAGAAGATGTAAACGCACTTGTTACATTTTTTCTAAATATATCTAAGTCTACGCTTTTAAATATCTTTTCTTCTGCGGCTTTGATGAAATCAGGTAAATGCGTAACAAAGGTTGTCTCAGCATTATCCGTATAATCTTGTATTGCTGTTTTTAATGTAGCTAATGTAAAACTCATGGTGTCACCGTAACTGGTCCAGCTGTAGCATCATTGCCACCACCAAACAAGCCTCCTATAGTTGCTGTGCCGCTTGATGCAATAAAGGTGTAAGTATCTGTAGTTACTACAGTAATACTATAACCGTCTGCTTTATTTATTACATCGGACGTAAAACCATCAAAGCCCTTGGCTTTTTTAAATCTAACTGTATCACTTGACGACCTGCCGTGGCTTGGTTCTGTAACTGTAATTACACCTGAACTGGATGATCCTGATTGAAAAGCATCCGGTTCTAATATTCTCTCTATTGGGTTTTCAGTCCTAGACGGTCTGGCGTTCTTGATAGCCTCGCCTTCCACAGGCACCTTAAAAGGACCTAATTGTGGATGTTTTCTTTCGAACTCATCCGGGCCAACCAAAGAGCCATTCCATTCCATCTTCATATCTTGTAGTCTATATTTCATACCAGACCTGTCTGAGATACCTACCGCATACTTACCTGTTGCAAACCTGCCCATCAGTTGCTCCTAAAATACGCATATTGAGGCGTAACAGTAAAGCTGGATCTATCCCTGTCTTCACCGATCGCTCTCTCAAACTCTTCTTCATACACAACCTTTAACATTTGTGTAAGTTGTGGGTTTTTCTTTAAAGACAAATAATAAGCTAGTCCCGCTGTAAGACACGGATAGAACCTAAAAGGTATTTCTAGTGTATTCACAGCTGCGTCAGCATCCTGTATCCTAGTCAAAGCATCGTAAACTATTACGTCAGTGCTGTTTTCAGGAGCCGGCCATATCTTTAAATTAGGTGTAATCTGCCTATCTAAGAAAAACTGTGTGGTTCTACCAGTGGTTGATTTGTTTGGAATAGATAAATAGCTATCACGGCTTACTCTACTTATAGCAAAGTCGGTGCCGCTTCTACGAACAACAGCTGATAGTATATCTATAACATCAGTGCCCAAAGAATATTCTGTGTCCGCCGCTGTAACGGTCTGAGTTCTTTGCTCAATAGTCCACTGATTAAGACCACGGTTAGCCCACTCTGCTAACATAATATTTAAAGATCGTCTTGCCGTAGTTAAGTCATAACCCGTTCTAACTTCAAGACCACAACGCTCAAAAGCTTCCTCAATATATTCTGCTACGTCTAATTCAAAATTAGTTGATGAGGAAGTTGCCATGTCTAATCCTTATATAAATTATTAAACGTCACCTTTGGGTCCATATAACTATTATCACATTCTGCATTATGAATCCACTGGCTTGGTTTAAAATCAGGAGCA